GCGCAAACGATGGAGTGCTGCGCGCAAACGATGGAGTGCTGCGCGCCATAGATGGCTGATTGGGAGAAAACGTCATTGCTCGATCCAATGCCCCCCATCCTTGGTGGGCGAAATCACTATCTTCACTAATTGGATTTCCGTAATCATCGACATTTGGACTGGGCGACCAATCAACAATGTCACCAGGGGGGGCGCTGGGCGCACCGGGCGTCGCTGTCCGTCCACCAAAGCTCGACCCTCCTATTATCGCGCCGCCACCCGGCATAGCCGCCACCGTCGATCCGCCCAGTGCTACTGAGCCTTTTTCACCACTGCCCGGTTGTCCGAATGCGCCGGGAGAGACGATGCTTCCTGGATGGCTTGTCGGAGCGTTGGCGGCCATGGCGGAAGCCGCTGCGGCAAGAGCGGCAGCGTCATTGGCCTGGGCGGCCTGAGACTGTTCGCTGGTGTCGTCGCCGCTGCGACCGAAGGGGCTCACGCTGGTATACCCGGGGTCGGGCGTGGTAAAGCTCGGAGAGCCCAAAGCGGGGTCGGCGACACCTTCCCCGAAGCCTTCCCGGCCTTCTCCGCCGCGCCCGCCGAATGGTCCACCGACGACCGCCCCCGCAGTATCGTCATTGGTTGTCATCGAGGCATTCGATGTCGTCATCGCGCCGCCGGGAGTCATCGCGCCGCCGGGCGCGGCAGGATCGCCCAGCGCGCTCATCGCCGAGAGCGCGCCTGAGACCGCGTCGGCAGCGGCCTGGGTGTCGGGATCGGCGCTGTCGTCCGTCGTCTCGGACACCGTATCTGTCGGTTGCCCTTGATTGAAGTCCGGCGTGTTCGCGCCAAACAACGCACCCACGTCGACAGACGACGCATCACCGGGCTGCGACGCGCCAGCACCAGCTCCCGGCGAGAACCCGCCGGCAACGCCCATCGCGTCCGCACTCGCGACGTTGCTGTCGCCACCTCTGCCGACCGGGAACGGCGTGATGTTGCTGTCGCGCGACGACTGCGCTGCAGTCTGTGCCAGTATCGCGCGCGCGATGGCATCGCGGCGTGCTTTCGGATCGTAGTCGCCGCCCCACACCTGCGCGCGCAGCGCGGCTGGATCGTAGCTGCCGGTCGTCGGATCAAGCGACTGCTCGACGATGTCGCGCGTCACGCTGCGGCGGATCGGAAATTGCGGGCGTGCCATTTGCCTACCTCACACGTTCACGCCAGCCGGCTCGAACGTCGCCGTGATGGCGATGATCTCGACGTTCGGCGGCGCTTGCTGAGCGACCGTCACCTGCACGATGGGCGCATGCGCAAAGCCGGTCATGCCGATGGACTGCCACATCGAATTGCGGATCGGCGCGCGCGTGACGCCGGGCTGGTCCCAGTGCGCTTGGTCCCACTTGCCCTGGTCCCAGACTTCCAGCAGGCCGGGATCAGCGCCGGGCGGCGGCGGCGGCGGGATGGTGACCTCGTAGTCGACCGTCGCGGTGAGCTGCGGCTCGAACGGCTCGAACGGCTGGCCGGTCGAGAACACCGCGCGGGCCTGATGCCACACGAATTCCGCAGCCGGCTGACCGAAGGTTTCCCAGCCGCCGACATAGGTCGCCACGTAGGGCGCGCCGTCGTCCTTGCCGGTGCGGTTCGCCAGCATGACGATGCCGTCCTGATTGCCGAAATAGAGATCGGCGCCGAGACGCGCGAAGCACAGCGCATCCCACCCGACCGCGCGCGCCCAGGCGCCCGTGGCGTTGTTCGCCACCGCGCAGTAGCGATTGCCCGGAGACCCGCCCGGCCACGTCACGAGGAAAATCCCCTGCTCGTCCCACTTCTTGATCGTCCACGGCAGCGTGCGCTTGAGCGTAACCTCCTCGCGCCACATCGGCTTGATGGAGCGCGTCACCATCGCGAGTTCGAGCTGCCCGGCAGACTTGGTCAGCACCTGCGAAAGCGGAACGATGCCGTCGACCGTCAGGATCATCAGATCGCCGCCGATCAGCGTGTGCGCGTTCTTCCCGAGAGGCGGCGAGACGTCGTAGCGCCCCTCCTGCCGCCAGCTCGCCACGCTCGACGGGTCGGTGCCGCTGAACAGCAGTATCTCGCCGAGATTTGTCGCCATGACGCACTTGTTATCGAGACCGTCGCCCGCATCGACCGACCAGTTCGCTCCGAAGAGCAGACTGCCGCCCCTCGTCGCCGCGCCCGACAGCGGAAATCTCTTCAGCGTGCCGGCGATGCTGTCGATGTCGAGGTAGTAGAGGTTCATCGTGTTGCCTTCCACGAAGAACAGCCGGCTGAGATACTTCCAGACGTGCGTCAGGCCGGTCATCGGCAGACCGCTCGTCGGGTGCTTGATCTGATCAGCCGATGGCGCGCTCGCATCCAGCGTCAGCCATGTCGTGCCATCGAACCGCAGCGGAGGCTGTCCGGTGTCGTTCACCGCGATCAGGTAATTACCGCTCAAGTTCGACATCTGCGCCGTGGCGTAGTTGCCGCTCGTCTGTCCGGACTTCACCAGGACCGGGGTCGGCGCCGTCACATCGAACAGCTTGGTCTGCTGCGCAGCAAAGATGCGCACGTTGCTGCCGTAGGTGTATTCGAACATGCTGATGACTGACTGGCGCGATGCCGAAGGGACCGGCGGCACCGGGCCATCGAGCGCATGCAGATCGCAATGTCGGACGCAGCCGCCGCGCAATTTCGCGCCGCGCATGGTCGGGAACCAATTGTCGCAAACGATGCAGCCGCCCGGCTGCATGTAAGCTTCGTTCTCGTGCTGCACGATGCCCCGCGTGGGAGCCGGCAGCGTATGCGTCTTGAGGTTCTGCGCGTACTGCTGCGGCAGCGCCTGACGGCGGAATGCGACGTGGCTGCTCATGGCGACCGACCCCAGCCAGCCTGCCAGGGCACTGCGACCCTGGCGTTCCAGCTGACCGGCGTCCTGCCGGCGAAGATCGGCGACGGCTTGTTGGAACCCATCAGCATGGTCAGCGCGTCGCTATACGTGCCGAGGTCTTCCTGATAGGGCGACCCTTTCTGCGCCTTCCATTGCCACGTCATGCCCAGCTTCAGCAGCCGCTCGGGCAGGCGAAACGCATCGTTGTCGTTCACGAAGCGGTCGCCCAGGCCGCCGCCGTTCAGCACGACGCAATTCTTGTCGAGGTAGGCGAACGTCGCCAGGACGCCCGGCACAGCCGGCACGACCGGCGGTCCCGGCTGCTCGGCGACCGGACCCATCATGATCGGGTGAATGAGCATCTGGTTGCCTTGCAGCGTCCACTCGCCCCAGGCGTCCTCCTCGTTCGCGGCGCGGCGGCGCAGCCACTCGGAATAATCGGGAATGAACAGCATCGGCTGCTGCGTCGAGGTACTCCTCCACACCTCGGCGGTGAGCAGCATGCGCTGATAGTTGGCCGGCAGATTGAACGCCGACGTGCCGGTCACGACGCCGGTCGCCGGGTCCTTGACGCCGTCGCCGATGAACGAGGTCGACGTCTTCATCTGCCGCCATTCGCGTAGATCGTAGGCGATGCGCTGCGCCATCTCGGTGGCGAGCGTCGCCATCTCGAACATGGTGCGGTTGGTGGTGATGCTCGCAAACACGGTGGTCGGCCTTTGCACGCCGACCACCGCGCAAACGTCCTGCACCACCGTCAACAGCGACATGGATCACCCTGGCCTGCGCATGTCGGCCGCCATCCGCTCCAACGTCTTGCGGTTCGGCGCACCCTGCGGCGCGTGCCCGGTGTTCGCCTTGATCATCTCGGCGAGCTGCGTGTCGGTCATGTCGTCCCACCGATTGTCGGCAGGTACGGCGCGCCGCGCCGCTGTGAGGTCTTCCTGCAGCGTCTCGTTCTTCGCGCGCAGCGCCTCCAGCTCGGCGAGCATCACGGAGTTCGGCACGTTGCGCTTCGCGTCGGACAGGTACTCCTGCGCGGCGTTCTTGAACTCGCGCCCGCCAGTGCCGAGGTTCTTCAGCTCGGTCCCATCGACCAGGGCGAGCTGCTCGACCGTGTAGATGTTCAGCGCGCGCAGCTCGGCGCGGCGCGCCTCGGTCAGGAACGGCACATGATCGAGCGGCGTGCCGCTCTTGGTCTGCGTCGCGTGCTCCTTGAATTGTCGGTACTGACGCGAGAAGCGTTCGGCGTAGGTGATCGAACGCTGCCCGCCGGTCAGTGGGTCGGTGATCCAGTGCGACATCGCGATCGCCGGCTGGATCGTGTTGTTGCGCGAGCCTGGACCGCGTATCTCGCAGTGCTCGACGTCGTCGTAGATCGGGCGGCCCTGCTCCAGGGTTTTAGCGTCGTTCAGGATTGGGATGATCCGAAAGATTACCAAAAGAGCGTCATCAGGCGTCATCATTTGCTCCAGCGTTTCACATGAAACCAAAACCGACATGCGTGTCGCTTTTGGTCCGAGGCCGCCGCAGAGGCTTGTCACACGATCAACGGCGGCCCCGGTCTCGCGGCGGCGAAAAGGGTTAAACCGCCGCCGCAAACCGCGTCGGTTACGCCGCCGGGTTGCTGTCCCGGAAGCGCCAGTTGAACAGGCTCGACGTCATGGTCAGCTCGCCCATCCATCCGATGAATTGAGCAATCGCATCCTTGTCGATTGGCATCTGTCCGTCCCCGCTGAACAACTTGTCGAAGTTGCGGTCGGGGTGGTAGCGCAGACGGAACGTGTCGGTGTTGAGACCGAAGGTCGTATCCGCCGGCATGTTGCTGCCGATGCCGCCGTCAAGCACGATCTCTGCGCGCTTGCCGCCTCCGATGTATTCGAGCGCCGTGAAGCCCAGCTTCCCAAGCGAGGTCTCGTTGGTCTGCCGCTGGATCGCGACGGTCGCCGCGTCGTAGGCCGCGTAGTGCTGCGGCGACATGATCAGCAGATCGGCGTAGTCGCGACCGCGCGACTGCTGCGTCATGATCGAGTTGAGGAGCGGGCGGATCGTCGTCGCATTCACCTGCGTGCCGATGACGGTGTTGTAGGTCTGCGCGTCGAACGACTTGGTCGCCCAGATCGTCGCGGTTCCCCGGTCGATGCCGCCGTAGATGTTGGTCGGCGTGATCGGCACTGCGGTGGCGAGGCCGGTGAGCTGCTTGTTGCCGTTCGCCGTGCCGTCCGAAAAGATGCCGGCATCCATTGCGTCTTCCAGCGCACGCTCCGCAGCGGACATGTAGCTGTCCAGAGTGTCCATCAGCTGCGCGGAGCCAGAGTTGTTCAGGATTTCCTGCATCGACAGGATGATCGGCACGACCACCTGCTTCGGGTCGTAGAAGGCGTCATTGAACAAATCGATGGCGGGGTTCAACAGCTGATCGTAGCCGTTGTACCACTGCGCGAGTTGCTTACCGATTTGCAACGTCTGGCGGATTTTCGGACCAGAGTATGTTTGCCACAAACCCTTCCGCCGCATCACCGCCAGGAGCACGTTGTTGTTCGACACGAGGTCTTCGTAGGACGAGCTGCGGTCTTCAACCGCCATCGAGAGAATTTGCTGATAGGCAGCATTCGTGGTGACGTTCGGCACGGTGCCCTCTCCACATGTTCATGGTCCCTACAGCGAGCCGCTCACCGATTTGATTGCGTTGGCGATGGCATCGCGACGACTGACCTTCGCGCGGGGGCGTGCGTGTCCGTTTGAGGGACCAGCTGGGGCACTGCCGCTGATCGAGCGGTCAGGTGTACGGGTCTGAGCCGTGGCGTTGCGGGTCTGAGCCGCTTGCGTGCCGTTGCGCGTCTGAGGCGCTTGCGTGCCCGGCCGAAGTAGTTCGGCGCGGCGATAGGCGGTGTCGAGGTCGAAACCCAGCTTGATTTCTTGCTCGATCAGATCGCCCAGCTCGTCCAGCCTGGGGTGCGACGTCGCGTATTGGTCGAGCGCACCTCGGGTGTGGACGAATTGCTGCTGATACTGCATCGCCTGCGCGTGCTTTTCAAGCTGCGCGATGCGCGCCTGCGCCTGCTTCAGCTGATGCAGCTGCGCTGCCTGCGCATTGCGCGCTTGCAGTATCTGCTGTTGCTCCGGAGTTTGGTTCACGACGTTCCATGCGATGTCGTGGAGTGTCAGTTGCTGCCCTTCCGGCGTGCGGAGGTTCAGGTTATTCACGATCACGTCGAGACCGCCGACCGGATCGTTGCGCAGCTTGGTTTCCATGTTGACGTAGTTCGTCAGCGCACGTTGCAGCGTGGTGCCCTGGGTTCGCGCGAGCCGCTCGAACGGCCGGATCGTCTTCATCGTCTCGTGGTCGCCGCGATACTGCTCGTAGGCACGGCCGAATTCGTGGTGCATGCGATGCACTGCACCGCGCACGCTTTCCGGCGTCGCGTGCCACTCGGCCCTGGCGGTCTCGTCCATGCGCGGCGGCGCGTCGCGGAACGGCGCATCGTTCGGCAGCTGCCTGATCTGGCGCTGCGGCTGCTGCGCCTGCTGCGCCGGCTCCCTCGGCGCGAAATGACCGTGCTCGGCGCGCGCGCGCGGCGTCGTCTCGGGCGCGTCCTCTTGTTCGCTCGGCCGCTTGCGCAGGTTCAACTCTTTCGGCGGCTCGGACTTCAGCTTTGGCTGCTCACGCTCCATCGGCTCGGGCGGATTGTTGTCGCCCATCTTCGCCTCGCGCGGCTTGGCCTGGGCGGCGCGGTCGAACGCACGCTGGATGCTCTCGCGCCGGCTCAGCGCCGGCTTCGCCTCGACCGGCTTGTCGGGCGTCTGCGCGCCGACCGGCGACGACGATGCGATGGGCGGGCTGGTGTCGATGACAACTTCGTTCGGCGGCGGTGCGGGTGCGGCGGGCGCGGGCGCGGTGGCAATGTCTGACATCTCAAACGCCTTTCACTTTCTGGTACGCCTTGCGCAGCGCCTCCTGGCGCGCGCGTTTCACTTCCGGCGTATCGGTGCTGCGCACCTTCGGCTTCGGCTTTTCGTTGCCGACCTCAGTCAGGCCCAGTGCGCGTCCGACCGCTCGGAACGCGGACTTGCTCTCGTAGAACCTGCCATCGACCTGCTCGGTCGGCTCCATGACATCCGAGATCACGTAGGGCATCGGCAGCGTCGAGCGCGCAGGTAGCGTCTGCTCGTGCACGAAGCGCCAGCGGTTCGGTGCGATCTCGATCAGCTCGCTCATGTGGGCCACCCTGACGTAAACCCGGCAGGCACCGCGCCGCTGAACGGCGACGCACCGAAATTTACCGTCGTGATGTTGCCCGCAACGCCAGCCGTTCCGCCGAACGTGCAATACGGCACCATGGTGCCGGCCGGGATCGTGACACCTTCCGTGTTGGTCGCTGGATTGGCCGTTGCGCTGGCGAGCCACAGACCGGATGGCGCATGTCGAAACCACCCTCTGCGATTGTCGAGATCAACCGCAATCCCGACGACCGCACCAACAGGAAACGACCCTGCAATGATATCGACGATGTTTCCAACACCGTTGGCATGAACCGCGCCATTGGCAACGATCACGGCGCCCGTTGTCGCACCAGCACTCACGGCGGTATAAGTTGATGCTGGCGGCCCTACTCCCACTCCAATGCGCAGAACGCTGCCTGAGTAGGCAGTGAACGCCATTTCGAAATAGTATTTTCCGTTGGTTTTCGCTGTTGCGCTCTTGGCACCCTGTTCGTTTGCCGTCGTGCCAGTATTGGTGGCGACGAGATTGCCGCCCGACAGCGTGACGGCGGCAACGCTCGCCGGATCGAACGTCGCATACGTCACAGGTGGCAACACGCCAATCGTATCGAACACGACCGGCAGTCCCGGCTTGCCGACCACCTTGGTGACGGCGATGCCGCGACCGTTCGTGGCCTCGGTGACCGGCAAGCCAAGCTTGCCGGCCCCGACATCGACAATCGGCATGCCGCCCGACACAACAGTCACGACAGGAATGCCCACGCTGTCCTCACTTCCTCTTCCGTGCGTCCTTGCGCAGCAGCTCGATCACCTCGTCCTTGTTCGACGCGCTGCTGACATCGACGCCGCGCTCATCGGCCAGCTCGCCCAGCTCGGCGCGCGTCATCTTGTGCAGCTCACTGTCCGAGGGGAGCAGCTCGCGTTCAAAGCCCTTCGGCTGCGCTTGCGGCGCAACCGGCGGCGCAGTCGGCGGCGCGGCGGGCGGCAGGACGTTGCTGCCCGGCGGTTCATTGATGCTGCCGCCCGACCCCTGGTTCGGATCGGCCGGATCGGCTGCTTTCGGTTCGTTGCTCTTCGGCGTGTTGTTGCTCATGTGAATGTCCAAGTCTGCGGGGCGGTCGTGACAACGCCCCCGGTGACAACCACAACCGGCCACGTACCGGCTGTCGCCTTCTTGGTGACCGTCGCGGTGAGCGAGGTCTTCGAGACGAACGTCGTCGCCTGCGCGACACCGTTCACCCAGATCACGCTTTGCGGCGTGAAGTTCGTGCCGGTCGCGGTGAGCAGCTGCGTGCCCGCGCCCGACGCCGTCGAGGTCGGGGAGATCGACGCGAGCGCCGGGTTGGTTGCCGGCGACAGGCTCGATGCGTGCGAGCTGTTCGGTGAGAAGGTCCAGTCGGGGCCGACCGAGACCGCGACGGTCGGACACTCCACGCGCGAGCCGGGGGCGGTGACCACCACCTCGGTGCCTCTCGCCTCGCTCTCGACACTGGTGGCGGCGGGAACGGCACCGTTGGCCGTGCCGGGATAGCTGCCCTCGGTGCCGCCAGCGGTCGCGCCGCTGCCGCCAGCAAGCGACGGCTGCGCGGACGTGATCTGCGTGATCGCGCCGGCCGTGCCGTCGTCGTAGTAGGGCGGCGGGTTCGGGTTGACGCGCACGCCGGGCGGCGTCTCGTCGGTGAAGTTGCCGCTCGCGTCGCGCGCGCCAAACGGCTCGGCGTATTGCACCTTGCTGAAGTTCGGCGGGTTCGGCGCCGTGGTCCCGGTGAAGCCCATGTTGGTCGGCGGCGTCGGGTTCGGCGGTGTCACCGTGAGTGCAGACTGTGCCATTGATCGTTCTCCTTGTTTGCGTTTCAGTCACAGTTTGTGTGATAAGGGTTGGTCGCCAACGAAAGGACGCCAACATGGTTCTCCGTAGATCGAAGCAAGGCGGGGTGTGGCGCGAGCCGCCGTACACCGAGGAAGAGGAGTTCGAGTTCTACCGCCGCGTCGGCGGCGCGACGTCGCTTACAGTTGCCCACGGTCCCCGCCCTCCCGTGTCGCCGCAAAAATCGCCGCAACCGTCGCCGGCAGCAGCCTGTGGCCTGCTTCTCGATGTCTCCGAGAGGCCGATACAACTCGTCACACTCGACGCCGACAATGAGCTGTTGGACTTCGTCGGCGAGTTTACCGATCTCGTGACCGCGCATGAGGCGGCCGAAGCAGAAGCGCGTGCGTGCGGACTGCCGCTGTCGATCAAGGATGAACCGGGCTGGATCAGCGCGCATTTCGCAAGGCTCCGAGATACTGCATGACGCCGTCGAGCCATTCCTGATTAGCCTCCTGATAGAACGGTGGCTTTCCAGCTCTGAACGCATAGTCGAGCTGCGATGGACTGAGCGGCTTACCCGCCGCATAAGCCTTGAAAATGTCGGGATACATGATCGTCGCCGGGATCGATTGCCCGAAGCCGCCGACGTATTCGCCGCCGATGCCGGTGCTGTAAGTGCGATGTCCGCTTGGCCCGATCACGTTTGGGTCGACGCGCGCGATTGATATGCCGGAAGCGAGCGGCGTGTCGTACAACAGACGCGGATCGCTGACAGCAAGGCGCGCCTCCGCGACATTCGGGAAGCCGCCGCGCTGGTATGGTGTCGTCGCCATCACCTTAGCGAACTTGTCGCGCATCTTGCCGGGAGCATCTGCCAAATACTGACGCAGGTTCGGATCGAGAACCCCCGGCCAATCTTCCAGCGCGCGATACACCACCTTCTCCTTCTCACCCTTGCCTTCGGTGATCGGGTTACGCATCGCCGTATCGAATGTCTCTGCCGTCATCCGCTCCGGGTCTTTCGACCGCTTGATGATCTGCGCGTTCTTCACCATCTCGCTGAGCGTGTCGGACATATGGTGGGAGAAATCGACTGACTGCCCACCCATTCCTGTGTACGGCAGGAACACATTGGGATATCGCTCGGCGAGATTACGAGAGCGACCGGCCAGCGTGCTGATGACGCCTTGGTCGGAGGCCCACACATATGGATTTTGTGCCGCCATGAACCCATGCCCGCCCTGTAACTCGACAGGCACATCGAGACGTTGTCCGCCGACACCAACCAATCGCTCGCCCGCCATCGCTTTGTCGCCCGGCGCCGGCAGGAACGCGCCGCGACCCTGGAACCACTCAGGAGAAACGAACCGCTCGCGGACCACCTGCGTCGGCGACGGGACATGTTCGGAAAACATCTCCGACATCGGCTTGGTCAGCTTGTTTGACGAGAAGCCCTGCCACCATTGATCTGGATGTGTGAGCCAAGGTGGCACGCCGCGCGCGAACTTCGGTGCCGCCTCGGCGGGATCAGCCATCTTGAACAAGCCACCGAGAGCAAGTGCGCCCTTGGCAAGCCTGCCGGTGCCACCAAGGCCGAGATTGAACAGCGCATCGGCCGGCGTCTCGCCGATGACGACGTCGCGCCACGCCTTCGGCTCGCCTTGCGATGGCGGTGGCAGCGCCATGCCGTGGATGTTGGTGCCGCCGTGCTTTTCCATGATCGCTTCGCGGTCGAGATCGCGCCACGTCTTCGGCCGATACATGTCCTGCATGATGCCGACCGGGCTGCGCTGGAATGCAGCGATGCGCTCGCGGGTGCTCGGCAGCGCCGGGTCGTTCGGGTCGCGTCCGGTGCGATCATCGAACGGGATCGGATAGGCTTCATCGTCTTCGAACGTTGCGCCGATCATTGCCGCGCTCCGTACTGATCCTGCGCGGCGACCGCTCCCATCCAGCGATCATTGAACGATGCGGGCTGCTCTGCCTGGGCGCGATCAGTCCCAGCGGCGAGCGCACCGAGACCGGCTCCTCCGACGATGCCGTACTTCGCCAGGATGTCGATCTTGCTCGGATCGGTGATCACGTAGTTGTAGGTCTGGCTGACGTTGCGCGCGTTCTCCAAGTCGCGCATTTGCTGCGCCAGCATGGCGCGCCGCCCAGGATCGCGCGCCTCGGCGAGCTGTGTCTCCAGCCCGGTGATGCGGTGATCGAGAGTGTTGCGCGAGGTGAGACGCGATCCCTGATCGAGATAGCGGATGCCGGGAATTCCGGCCTCGCGCAGCATGTTGGTCGTTGCGGCGCTGTCTTGCGTCAGACCACCGATGGCGGAAATAAGCCTGCCACCGGGTGCCTCCGGTGCGACACCGATGCGTTGGGAAACAATATCGGGATCGCCAATTTTTTGGTCCCAATGAGAGCGCAGTCGTTCGTATGCGTTCTGCCCTCCTATCGATTTGTCCCAATCGAGCAGCTCTTCGGGCTTCACCTTCAGGTCCAGCTCGTAGGTGCGTGGGCCGATGCGCGGCTGATCGCTCTCCAGCAGCGCGAGCGTCTTCTGCTTCTGCGCGATCTCGTTCTTGAACGTCGCGGCGCCCAGCTGCTTGTAACGCTCGATCTGCTGCTGCACCGCGTGGATTGCCTCGGTGCGGCTGAACCGATTGTTGCGCAATGCGACGGATGCATCGATCTCGGTCGGGCTGAAGCGGTCGAGGAAGGCGCCCCAGTACTGACCACCCTGGCCGCTCACCTTCGGGTTCTCAGCGGAATAGAACCCCTTGCCGAATACGCCGCCGCCTTCGCCGCTGCCGATCTTGCTCCAGTCGAACCTGTCGAAGTCGTGCGGCGAGGCGTGATACGTGTGGATGCCGCCAGGATGCGGTCCACCGACGCGACCGGCGAGCACCTTGGCGATGCGGTCGAGCGCGCTCATGTCAGGGGTACCCCCTGCGGCTGCGCTGCGCGTTGTGCTGCCTGCGTCGCCATCTGCTGCTGCTTGAAGTCCTGCATCTGCTGGCGCTCGACCTGCTTGCGCTGCATGTCCTGCGCACGCTGCGCGGCCTGCTCGCGCATGGTCTGCAGCTTGAGGTTCGACTGCTGCTGCGCGAGGCGCATCTTCTGTTGCGCCACCTGCATGTCGCTCGACGCCTTCATCTGCGTGGCGCGGCTCTTCTCGCGGGTCTCCATCATCTTGAGGCCGGCCTGCTGTATCTTCTCGCGGTCATCGATCTTGCCGTCGCCGGCATCGATCTGCTGCGCACGCGCCTCCAGCCGCAGGCGCAGCGTGTCGTGCTTGTCCTTCTGCTTCAGCTTGGCCACCTCCAGCTCGGTCTGCTGCTTGTCGCGTTGCGTCTGGTACGCGATCTTCATCTGCTCGATCTCTTTGGCGGTCTTGTTCTGCGCGGTGGTCGGATCGTCGCCACGCGGCTGGCCTGCCTTGGCCTGCATGTCCTGCACCAGCTCGTCTATCGCGCCGTCGAGCGAACGGCCGGCGCGGAACGGCGCGGCTGCGAACTTGAGCAGCTCGCCGCAGAACGCTGCGGTCGCCGGCTCGGCTCCGATCATCTGCGTGAGCTGCGGGAGGAGCTGTCCCAGCACGCCGACGAACTCGGCGCGGCGCTGCTTCTCGGCGTTCTCGTCGACCAGGATGGTGCTGTCGGTCTCGATGTCGAGCACGAACGAGCGCGCGCGCATGTTCTGCAGGAACAGCCAGACCTGATCGAACGTCGGGTGCGCCATCAATGCGCGCACCGTGTTCTGGCCTTCCTCCATCAGCTTTTGCGCCTGCTGCTGGAATTGCCCGGCCTGATCGGGCTGCGTCTGCATCATCTGCTGCACTTGCGGCTGCTGCTTGGCCTGCTCGATGGCCTGCTGCTGCTGCACCAGCTGCTGCTGCACGCTGGATATCTGCCGCTGGATCATCTTCGACGTCGGCAGATCGGTCTGCGTCATCTCGACCACGGTGACCGGATCGAACTTGGAGCAGATGACGTCGGCGGCGACCTGCACGAGGTCGCGAGAAAAGCGCACAAGCTGTTGCTGCTTGTCGCGCACGCGCGTGCCGCCGTACTGCGTCTTGAGCTGCTGCGCGCCCAGCGTCTCGCCGGGATCGGTCGCGCCGCGCATGATGTCGGACATCCCCATGATCTGGTAGATGTCCTCGATGATTTGCCGGCGCAGCGTGACCAGCTGCGACACGGTCGCGGCGATCTGATCGATGGGCAACCAGATGATCACCTCTTTCGATCCGCCGAATGCCGCCCAGTTGCTGATCGGCACGAGCAGCCGGCCGGGCGTGTTGGCCTTCAGCGCGGCCTCGATGGCGTCGGCCAGCTCGGCGCCGCCGGCCGGATAGAAGCCCTTCGCCTCCAATGCCTCGCTCAGCGCGTGGATGCGTCCGGTGAGCAGGTTCAGCTCTTTGAGCTGATCCTCGTATTGCAGCGCGTCGGGCACCGGCACGAGCGAGCCGCGTTGCAGCGTGCCGAAGGCCGGCTGCGGGCAGGGGAAAAAGTTGGCGTATTCGATCTCCGGATCGCTGTCGTCGAGGATATCCTCGCAGCCCTTGGCGACCCACACGCAGCGGCGATTTTTGCGGTCCCAGATTTCCCAGAACTTGGCGCGCTCGCGATTGTCGGTGCCACCGATCTCCTTGGTGTCGCGGTCGACCTCGTACTCGGCATCCTGATATTCGTCGCCGGAAAATTCCTTGAAGCGTTCGCGCGCTTCCTCGCGGGTCAGCCAGGACGCGCCGGCCACCCACCACACCTCGTACCAGCAGCGGTTCAGCGAGTGCAGGAAGTCGCGCCGGTCCTTGTGATCGAAGCAGACCTTCTCGTAGTCGTAGTAGCCCTTGCCCCTGGCGCTTTCGTAGCGCGCCCAGGCGACGCCGCGACCGGACAGGGCGAGGTCGTCGCGGATCAGCAGCATCAGGTCATGCACGTAGCCAAGATCGAACGCGACCGTGCAGGCGCGCTCCAGCAGCTCGGCTGCGGCCTGCGGGACGGGTCGACGGTCCTTGAACTTCGGCGCCACCACCGGCATCGGCGGCTTGGCGTAGATCGCCGGCTTGATCACCTCGGCATTGGCCCACAGCATCTGAAATTCGCGGTCGCGGCTCATGTTCGCCAGCCGCGTGATGTTGGCGTAATGCTGATCGATCTTGTCGCAGTGGTCGTTCCACTCCTCGAACGCCTTCTCGCTCTCCTCCAGCAGGTTGAGCCATGCGGTGGCCTTCTGCGGCTCGATCTGCGGGTTGAATTCCAGATCATCATGCCGCGTGTCGTCGTCGGCGACGTAGCTGTCACTCATCGCGCTCACCCTCGCGCTTGAGCGCATCGCGCTCGCGATAGCCGCGCGCCGTCGCCTCCAGCTCCTCGATGCGTTTCGCCGCAGCACGCAGCAGCCGCTCGGTGATCTTGTCGTAGCCGCAGGTGCAGATAACGCCCCGCGCGTTACAGCCGCGCGTATGTTCGTCGGTCGCGTGGTCACGCAAATCCTGCGGCGTGATCATGGTGCCCCTCCCATCGCAGTCATCGCCCTCCTCGATCTGCGGGCCGTGCTCGACCTCCTGGTCGAACGCAAGAGCGCAGCGCGGGCCGTCCTCGACAATCTCCTTCATGGTGCGACCGCAGCGCAGGCACACGTCGCGGTCGGGCGCCATCCGGTGTTCGTAGTAGACGAGTGACTGCTGGTTCACAGCGCGATCCCCCCACGCCTCGGCTCGCGCGGCGGCGGGATCACCCAGCCGGTCGGCAGCTGCACCTTCGGGATGCGCGGCTTGCGCAGCGGCGCGCGACGCCAGGACAGCGAGAGATAGCGGAACGCATCGGCCGGATGGGAAGTCCAATCATGGACTGCCGATTGGCGGAATGCCTTTTTGTCATCGTCCCATTCGCGGCGATACTGCTCCAGCGCGTCGATCAATCCCTCCTCGCAGCGCGGATGAAACACCGTCAACGGCAGCGTGCGACGCACCGCATTGCGCCCGTCCTCCAGGCTCTCGTTCGGAACCAGGATCGGCCGCAACCCCATGCTCTGCATGGTCTCGACGCGCGTGCGCCCAGTGCCCCACTCCTTGATCTTCGCATCGTGCGGCACCCAGTCGTCACCATGACGCCAGCCACGCTCACGCTCGCGCTGCTCGATCACGTCACGGAAATGCTCCAGGCCAACACCAGAGGCCGCGTAAACGTCAAACACAAACAATTGCGCACCAACCGACTGAAACCAGATGATCGCCGTGTCGTCGCGCACACCCAAATCCCACGCGCAATGCACCGGCTCCCCCGCGACCGGCTCAACCTCGACAATGCGGTTCTCGTTGCGCAGCTGCGCCATCTCGTAAGCGTAAAAAGCACCCAGGATCGCCGCGTTCCAGTCGCACATGTACTCCTGCTGAAATTGCGCGCGGCCTACATCAATTCCGTAGAGGGCCTGATACTCCGCAAGCGCCTCCTCGAGTTGGGCCGACGAAAGCGCGCCAGTGTCGAGCGCGGTGAGCCGCTCGCAAAACCACGCCGGATTTTCGGCAGCATGATCGAACAAAGCCTTCGCATGATTGCGGCCACGCGGCGTCGTAATGAAAATGCCCCAACCATCGTTCTCCTCCAACATCGGCCGGTGATAACCCCACGCACTCGGGTTCGCGAGCGCCCACTCGCTGTACACAATGCCCGCAACACCCGCGCCAACCGTCGCGTCGTAGCGATCACTGCCGATGATCTGCCACGTCGAGCCGTTCGCCAGCCGAATAAACATCTCGTTGTCGTTCACACTGTCACGCAGCGGAGGCGGAAATGCCTCGTCAATGCGACGCCGGCCCGTGTGCGCGTTAATCGATGTCCATAAGGCTTTTCGGCCTTGGCCGTATTCGGGGAGGCAATGCCAGTAATTGCCCGGCCGCTTCATCATCGACGCAGCCGCATGATGTAAACAAAGCTCGTCCTTGCCAGCTCGCCGATGCCAAACCGCCATCGCGCGCTTGCCACCGTCCTGCAAATGCTCCCACAGCTTTTGTTGATGCGGTCGCGGCAACCACCCACGCGATGGGAGAAAGATTTCGGAGACCGCACTCATGGCAGCACCATCGCGGGCGAATGGGGACTGCCACGTTCGACTACCCATAGAGATGGGAACCCATCACGAGCAATGCCCTGGAGGGTCTGCCGGGCCAGGGCGGGCTGACCACCCTGACCCGGCCTGTCGCCTGGGGAGGCTGACGTCACGCCCAGGTGCAGCTCGGTCGCGCAGCGCACGTCGCTGATGCGCTGGCTGATGGTGTTGGCTACCCATGCAGCTCGACGCGGCTCGCCTCTCAGTGGCGCTCCTGGCACGTCGTCAGAGCAGCTCAGTGCCAGGGCGCAGTGCCAGCTCGGCGTGCGATGGCACAAACGCTTGCGGCGCAATGCTTTGTGGCGCGCGTATCCACTTTTCTGATCAGAGTGCATGGTCCAGCTCTGAATTGGTCCCGATCTGGACCGGCTTCGCATCGATTACTGCCGGCGCGTCGCGCCCGTTCACGATGTGGCGCACGACGACGCGGATGTCGCCTTCACCGTTCTCGCCTGCGTGCGTGGTCGGCGCCTTGCCCCAGCCGCGCTCGAACAGCAGCTCGACAGCGCGCACGCGCGCAGCGTCGCTCTCGCTGTTCTGCGCGATGCCGGCGAGCACGCGCACGCCCATCTCGGTCCATGCACGCGCCAGCGATCTCAAATCACCTGGAGCTTTTGGCATTTACGCGAACGGTGCCCCCTGAGCTGATTTGTTCCCTTCGGCACAAATCGTTTGTTCGCGGCGCGGTCAAGCGGTGACGCTGACGCTTGGTGACACTGAATACTTACCTAATACCATTACACTCCGTTAGGCCTATATAGAGAAACGGCGACACATGGCGTCATGCGTCACCATGTGACGCCTTATGACGCTAATCCTCGCGACATATTTGCCGATCCCTGGTGACGGTGTGACGCTTGGTGACGCCTTTTAAGCAGGACTTTCCCAAAACCTCTTGCGCCCATTTCTTTTCGCGACCCAGCCGATGTCACGCAAAATTGAAGCGATGCGCGCCAGATGTTCCTGCCTCAGCTCCTTGTCGATGAAGCCCAGGCAGTTTTTCGCGATCTCCGGGATCGTGGTCTTCGACACGGTCATGCAGTACTCGGTGATGCGTTCTTCCCAGATGTCGCCCGCGTACCGCTCCTGCTGCTGCGGCTTGATCATCTCGTTCTCGAACGCGGCGTCGGGCCACCAGCTTCCGCCCTGGCTGTAGTTCACCATTGCCTCGGCGAACAGCTGGTCGCGATACTCGGTGAGCAGCTCGACATTGATGCGGCCGCTCACGCCTGTTCGAACCGGCCAGAAGCGCCGGCCGCCGGTTGGGTCGCGCAGATACTGCGTCTGGTTGGTCGTACCGGCGAACACGCATTGCCTCGCCTCCTCGACCTCGACATGGCCGTATGCCGGCCTGTACCGCTCGACCGTGCGCGTGATGAAACTCTTCAGCAGCGTCAGCTCGGCGCGCCGCATTGCCTCCAGCTCGCTCACCTCGATCAGCCACTTGCCGCGCAGGTGCTGCGATGCGTCCTTGCCGTGCGCAATATCCGGCAGGTGATCGCTGAACCACTCGCCGCCCAGCACGCGGCACGCGCTCGATTTCAGTATCCCCTGCGGCCCCTCGAACACCGGCATGTGATCCGCCTGACATCCAGGCTGCACGATGCGCGCCACCATCGAGGTCAGGAACATGCGTCCGATGTGCGCATTGTAGGCGTTCAGCTCCGCGCCCAGGTAGCTCGACATCCACACGCCAAGCCTCGGCACCTCGTCCCACACCAGACTTTCGAGATAGTCGCGCACCGGATGGAATTTGCATTCGTCGGCACGCGCATTGATCGCCTTGCGCGCGGTCTCGACCGCCATGTGGGTCATGCCGGTCTCCTGCAACCAGACGCACAGACGCGCCACGTCGTTGTCGGTCAGCCAGCGCGCCGGCTGCACCAGATAGCCCGTCGTGGCGAGCTGGTCGATCTCCTGCGTGACCACGACGCCGCGCAGCATCTCGTCGTAGCCGTAGCAGTCGCGCACGCGGTGGTCGCTGCGCAGCGCGATCATCGCATTGTGCAGGTTCGACAGCAGCCCGCCCTTGCTGTTCAGCTGGCAGGCGTTCTTCCAGGCGAGCGAGAACTTCACGACATTGTCATTGCCCATCGGCAAACTCCCGCAGCAGCAGCGGCATCATGCTCGTCTGCAACGGCTGCTTGTCCATCTCGCGCACGAAGCGCCGCGCTTCCTGCCAGTCGCGCCGCCGCCCCTCGCGCGATGCCGCATACGACCACGCCATGCTGTCCGCGCTGTGCAACATCTCGCGCACGCCGGCCGACGCCAGCGCGGTCTTCTTCAAGCCGAAACCGTGCAGGCGCAGATCGGGACGGCGCCGCTTGATCTCGAACAGGATGTGCTCGACCTCCTGCGGCTTCGAATAATTGCGCTTGCACACGCTGCCGACACCGACCCAGGCGCCGTCGCGGAGGAGCCGGTCGTACATGTCGAGATGGCGCACGTATTCGTCCGGCGCGTAGCCTTGCAGCACCGGCATGATCTCGACAGCGGTCAGCTCGCGCAGCTCCGCGTAGCGTTCGATGGTCAGCGCCTGATGCTCGTGAACCGTCAGCCCGGTGCGCTTGAGGATCATCGGCTCGCACATGTAGTCCTGCGCGACCGCGCACAGCAGGCCGAGATCGAACGCACGCACGCGCTCGATCTCGGCCGCATAGTCGGCAACCGAATTGCGGTAGCGACCGTGTCGCGCCAGCTCGCTGAACGCGCCGCTGTCCATGATCCAGCTGCACCCCAGCGGCTTGCGCTTGCGGATGCTCAATCGGTTCACGCTCACGAACGCATCATTGAAATGCCGCGCATGCCACAGCTTGTACAGCCCGACGAAGAACCTCATGGCGCCTCCAGCCCGACTGCCTTGCGGATGTCGGCGACCGCCTCGGCGACGCGCCCCTGATTGACGTCGAACATGTCGGCCAGCGTGTGCTGCGCGATGCCACGCAGCAGATGGAAGTAGGCGACTTTGATCTTTTCTTCCGGGGTCAGATCGCCCTTCGGTTCGAAGCTTCGTGCCATCGCCATGTCACGCCGCCTCCGTCCTGAGAATGCGCAGCGCACACAATTCATCGAGCGTGCGATACGGTCGCGGCACGAAGTAGCATTGCCGCTTCTCGTTCCAGACACCGCGCTCGCGCGCATCAACACCGCGCACCCAGCCGGCAACCTCGAAATTGAACCCGCCATGCCACAGCACCAGCACGTAGGGCGTATCAGTCAACTCGGGTTCGTGGATGCCGATCTCGTTGCCGCTGCGCGTGTTGCGACAGCGCACCTCGACAAAGCCACCGACGTCGCCCTTCGTGTTCTCTCCAATCTTCGGTTCCCAGTGCAGGTTGAGCATGCGCGCAACGATGAATTCCGCGACCGCGCCGAGGATGGCGTTGTCGAACACCGCATCGTCGGGGTGACTGTTGCCGCCAGTGCGCTCCCATCCGCGTCGCAGAATGTCGACCGCACGCCGCATGCCGACCGTCGCCGCAATGATGAAATCGGACGGATTGATCTCGATTTTGTTTTCCATTCCCCGGCTCCCTCAGCGCGACGCCCAGGCCGGCGAGGGCAGCTTCGAATTGGTCGCCTTGTCAGCCATCGCTCACTCCTCCTTGGTTGCCGTCGTCTTCGTTCATGCGCTCACCCTCCCCGGCTTCACGCTGTAGCGCGCGCGCTTGATGCCGAGAGCCGGATCGCCTCTCCAGTGTGCCGAGACATACTCAAGCTGCCCGTTGCGGATGCGAATGTGCTTGCGACAGAAGTGCAGGGCGCGCCGGCCGGTCAGATGTGCCTCGTGCGGCTCGCCGTCATCGATCTCGGGCGGCTTGGCGACCTCCAGCTTGATCTCGGTCCACGCATGCAGCGGGAATTTGCCGCGCCCGAAACCGCGCGTCAGTTCGCGCTCCAGCCCCACATTCGGCATGTACTGCCGACGCCCGATGATCCTCGGGCTGTTGATCAGCACGAGGACTGTCTGCGTAATACCCATCAGGGCGGACGCTGCTTGCAATGGATCGCGGCCGACCTTTAGCCAGTTCCGCATCGCCTCCTCCTCAAGACAAAAATCTCCGGTCTTGGGGATGAGAAACCCGATGCCGATCGCGGCTTGATGCTCGAACAAGCTGACGCCGACCGCTTCACGCATCACGCCAGCCCGATCCTCCATCGGCTCGGGAGCTTGCTTCAGCAGCACGGCGCGCCGGTTGCGTTTGCTCGGTGCTTCGGGGACTTTCCACTCCAGCCAAGTGTTTGGCGCAGGCAGGAAACCAAACGTGTCGAACGCTCGCTCAAAATTCGTACGCTGCATCGTCTCGGAGATTAGATCCCAGCACGAAGTCACCTCAAAGCAATGGACATCATCAAGCGCGTAGCGCAGATCGGGGATGACCTCCGGATTGCGCCAGAACCCCTCGCGGTGCTTCGGCCGCGCGACGATCTGCTTGGCGAGATAGGCTGCGAGCGGTGTCATGCGCTCACCCTCGCTTGCACGATGCCGAGATCACGCAGTGTGCCGATGATGTCGGCGTAGTCGTCGCTGCAGTGATAGGTGAACCCGCACTTGATGAGATGCAGCGCCACCTCCGACTGCACCTCACTCAGCCGCCCGCCCGGCCGCTTCAGCTCAAGCCAGAACACGCTGGCGCCGGGGCCGCAGAAAATGAAATCGGGAAAGCCCGGCATCACGCCCATGCGCTTGAGCCGCATCGCCGTTACCATGTCGCGCTTCTCGCCGGCCGGGATGTGCGTGTAGCGCCACAGCGGATTGCACCAGCGGCGCAGCGTGTCGGCCACCATGCAGTGCAGCTCGTACTCCTTCGCGCGCAGCAGCGGCACGCCGCGCTGGCGCTTGCTTCGAAAGAGATGGAGTTGCCGCTCCATCACGCAGCCAGCTTGATGTTGCGGCACTCCTCGATGCCCCACAGGCGCGGCGGCGCAATCGCATCGCGCGCATAGAGCGCCGCCGAGATGGTGAGGAACGTCGGCGCCGACATGCGGCGCAGCGCGACCCAGTTGCGCACATTGCTCTTGCTGCGCCCGGTCAGCCGCGCAACGGCCTCGACGCCGCCAAGGTGGATGACTACCGCCCTGACCGAGGTAAGACGCTTACGTTTCATCGAAGGGGGCTCCCGCCTGGATACAGACGGTGACCCACGATGTGAGTTTAGGCGGCACGGTCAAGCACAAGCCGTTGCGCCTTGACGGGCATATCCACCGCACCAAAAATTAATTTTGCATCGGTGAATTGCGGGCGACGGTACAGTCACATCGCCATGATGACAGCGCGATGACACTGCGAGCAACCGCATGGTGTCACCACCATTTGGTGACACGGCCTCACGTTGCATCGCCTCAATTCGGTTGTTGGGATATCACATGCAACCTCAGTGGTTTGCGCGCGGTACGCAGACTTTGGCGGCACAGTCAATAGTACAATATGGCGTATCGGTGGATTGTCCAGTTTTGGACTTGAGGTCGGGTAACCACCTGATTTTGTCCTCGCAATAAAGCATGTTTTGTTGTCAAGGTACGTTCATCGAGTTTTTGTGTCGACCCCGCAGCTTTCCGTGATGCCGCACCTCGTCCATCGCAAGGAACGAGCATGAGCAAACTCGCGCCGAAATCCCCCCGCCTCGATGCAACCAGGGTGCGAGCACAGATCGATGCGCTGCGCGCTGCGTACCCGGATATCTGGGAGGACGACGATCTGCTCGCCGGCATGCTGGAGGGCGAGACCGATCTATGGCCGATGCTCGCCGAGACGGTGCAGCGCATCGCCTGGGCGCAGGGAATGAGCGAAGGCATCGGCAACATCATGGACGACTTGAAGGCGCGCCATGGCCGTTTCGAGCGGCGCATCGAGGTGCTGCGCACGTTCGCCTTCAAGCTGCTGCAGATCGCCGACGTGCGGCGCGTCGAGCTGCCGCAGGCGACGCTGTCGATCCAGAACGGCCCGACAAAAGTGATCGTGACCAACGAGGCCGCGCTGCCGCTGCCGTGCGTCCGCATCAAGCGCGAGCCCAACAAGGTCGCCACCCGAGGCTACATGGACATACACGGCAGCTGCCCAGGCGCGGAGCTGAGCAACGCTGAGCCGATGCTGGTGATCAGGTGAAGTAGCCATGCCTTCCCTCCGCGACGAAGTCGAGAAGCTGATCTGGGCACTGATCGCCATCCCGCGCGAGCAGCGCACGCCAGCAATGAACCGGCTGCTGGTCGGTCTGGTGGCGGCTATCGATGAATACGACGCCGCTGACGAACCGGACAACGCAGCATGAGCAAAGCAGACGAATTCAAAATCGAGATGACGCCCGAAGTCGCGGAGAAGCTCGCGCAAAACCCGGAGCTGGCCGAGGCCATGCGCATGTTCAGCGCCGGCTTCCGGCAGGCGCTGCACGCCGTCGAGACCGGACAGCACAAGACCATCGACGACGCCCTGGAGGCGATCCTGGGCTGCCGGCCGGAAAAGATCGACCCGGAGACCGGCGAGGTGATCAAGGGCGCAAGCATGCAAGCCGACATGGAGAAGGAGCAGTCATGAACGAACTCGCAGAACGCGCCCAGGCGCCCGCACCCACTGTCGTCGACGACGTCATCGCGCGCGGTGATCTGTCCAAGCTGACACCGCAGCAGCGCGTCGTTCACTACCACAACGTCTGCCGCTCGCTCGGGCTCAACCCGCTCACTGAGCCGTTCCAGTACGTCACGCTCAACGGCAAGCTGAAGCTCTATGCGAAGAAGGATGCGACCGACCAGCTGCGCAAGGTGAACGGCATCAACATCGAGGTCGTGAGCCGCAGCGTGCAGGGTGATCTGCTAACCGTGCATGTCCGCGCCACCGACAAGACCGGCCGCCGCGATGAGGACTTCGGTGCAGTGTCGGTCTCGGGCCTGCGCGGCGAAGCCGCCGCGAACGCGATGATGAAGGCGGTGACGAAGGCAAAGCGCCGCGTCACGCTGTCGATCTCGGGACTGGGCTTCTCGGACGAGACTGAGCTTGATCCGACGTTCGCCACGCCAGAGGAGCCGGTCGCGGTCGCGGTCGCAAGGGCTGACACCTACGCAGCAGACCTACGTAGGGACTTGAATGCGCAACCAATCGAGAAGACCCAATCCTCGCAGCCGCACGAGCACACGACGGAGGACCGCGAGGGTGGCGGCACCGGGGCGGCGACCAACAAGGAGGCCACGCCGCCCCCGGTGTCGCGCAGCCAGGATGCGACGTGGTCGGAGTGGGCCACCAAGTTCATCGCCGACGTGCGCGCCTGCGAGACCGCCGACGACATCAACAACATGATCACCGACAACGCGGAGCACCTGTCCGCGCTCGCGCAGTACGACGCCGGCAAGCACGCGAAGCTGGTCGCCATGGTGCAGCACCAGATCGCGATCCGGGGCGAGCAGCAATGACGCTCGACCATGTCGCGGAACGGCTCGGCGTGTCGAAGCGCACCATCATGCGCTGGGTCGACCAGCGCAGGCGCAGCTTCCCGCAACCGACTGTCCGGATAGGACGGGTGATCGAATTCAACGACAGGCACATTGAACGCTGGTGCGGACTACGGAGGGAAAACAATGTCGCAAGGACCGTTGGGTCTCGCCTGGGAAAATCTGCGGCAAAAAATACTGGACGACGGGCGATATAGCGTCGACCAGCTCGATCTGGAGACGTGGCGGCTGATGTTCATGCGGGGCGCCAGTGCCGCATTGAGCGTGCCGGATGAGAAGATCGAGCGGGTGATGCTGATCTCCGAGGTGCTCACGTTCGAGCTGAGCCTGCTGAAGAACTACGGCCGCCCACGTTCACCCGTGCTTACCGTCATCGACGGAGGAAACCATGACAAGGCTGGCGACGAACGACCGGAGACTGCAGGCACACTACCGCAGTGATCTTGAGGAGCGGCGCGAGGAGCTGCTCCAGCAGCAGCTGCGCGTCTTCCGCGAGGGGCTGATCCGCAGGCACTACACCGACGCCGAGGTCGACACCCAGGTCGCCGCGCTCGAACAGCGGCTACGGGACAAGATGATATGAGCGACTACACCGATGTGCAGAAGTTCGACGAGCTGACGCGCGAGCTGGCGATGCGGATCAGGCACTACCCGGCCATGATCGAGCGCGGCGTGCTGACCGAAAAGATCGCGCAGTACCGCATCAAGCTGCTGCAGCAGATCGCGTTCGATTACCGGGCGCGCATCGATCTACAGCTGAAGCTGCTGTTAGACGAAGTGTCACCAAAAACTGATGAGCATTTTAACATCATCAAAGACTGATGAGCATTTTGGTGGGCGCTCCTTCCCCACCGGAACGCGCCCCGGCCGCCGTATCCTGGCCGGCGAGCCGGGGCGTGAATAATACCGGCGCAATGATTTGTGTTTCGTCTATAAGCTCGTCTAATCTGCGGTTGTTCTGGTAACCGAAGGAGCAACCAGCAATGAAGAAGTGGGCGCACGTTGAAATGCTGATCGAATGGGAACAAGGTCTTTGACCTTATGGAGTTCTGTGAAGGCCGCATCCTCGCCGGAAGCCTGAAGTTTCGCCCCGTAAAGCACGGCGGCGACACCGAAGAAGGAGCCCCTCGCGCGCGTCCAACCAAACGCGAGTTTTTGTTGACGTTCGCTGGAACGCGCGATGGGAAGTGGTCCGTCAAAGACGCGATTGCCGAGGCCGACAGGTACGGCTTCAGCAAGGGCGCGATCTACACCGGGCACGCCGCGCTCGTAGTGGAGAAGACGTTCAAGCGCGTCTCCCCCGGCGAGTATGTGCTCTCAGCGAAGGCCGGCGGAAAAGCAAAAGCAGTGCCGCCGCACTCCCGCCCCAAAAAACAGCTTGGGCGCAAGACCAGCAGACGCATAAAGCCGCCCGGCACGACGATGATGGACAAGGTGCTCATCGCGCTGAAGGGCGTGCAAAACGGATCGGGCGAAGGCGTCGGCATTGGCGACATTCGCAAGGCGATGCAGACCACCAAAAACATCAGCCCATATTTACGCGACCTTGTCGCCGACAAGCAGGCTACCCGCGTTGCACCGGGCAAGTATCGCGCAATAGCACAGTGAAGGAGCGAGTATGACTACGGCCAAGAAAAAATCGCGGTTGCCACTGTACTCTGCTTACGTTTTTCGAGGGGACGAGAAAGACCCGATCATCGACACTGTTCATACGTGGCTCGATGACGCCGGGTTGAACTACGCCCAGGCGAGCGAACGCAGCGGGGTCTCGGCCAGCACCCTCTATCAGTGGATCGAGGGAAAGACGAAGCGCCCGCAGTTCTGTACGGTCGCTGCCGTAGCCGGCGCGCTCGACATGGAATTGAAATGGGTCAAGCGGAGAGGACAGCCCGCCGACGTCTCGATTGGAGGGCGCCAAGCAGCAGCGCACTGATGCGCTACAGCGTCGCCCTGGCGGCGATCCCGGTGCCGGTGCTGGTGTGGGCTGCGTGGCCCGCACCGTCCCCCCTGGCGCCGGTCAAGGTCGTCAGCGAAGGTGTGCGCGCGCAGCGCCAGGATGCCGGCACGTTCAAGATGCGCTGGGCATCGGTCAGCGAGTTGCCTCCTGCGACCATCCTCGACCGAGTGGCGGTCGACAGGGAGCAACGGGCGGCGGCGGGTGAGCCTTCCACGGCAGCAAGCAGCATCCGCCGTCGCTTCGTTGTTCGCCGCGTTCAGCTCGACGTCTGCGCGCGGCACAAGATGCGCAAGGTTCACTACGGCAAGCGGTGGAGATGCAGACGATGAAAAAACGCCGTCCAGATCACCTCAAGTTGAGCCGGTTTATCAGGACCACCCGTGAACTGGTCCGCGCCATTGAAGAATACCATGGCGAGAAGTTCACGCGGGAAGACTTCGAACTCGTTGACGAGATGCTGCAAGCCCTCCCGGAAGAAGACTTTACCCGCGCGCGCTTCATGCTGATTTTTGATGAAGCCTTCTGTCGCAACCACGGAAAAGAACCGGGCCTCAAGCCGGAATGGTTCATGCACTGATGGAGCGCCTGACAAAGGGATGCCAAATGGCTGACAATGTGGTCCCGCTCGGGCCGTCGCGCGCCGAGGTCTATGCGCGCGAGGTCATCGTGCCGTGGGGTGAGAAGGGCGACGGTCTCGCCAACATCCCGGTGTCGATCATTCGCGGGCTGCTCACCGACATCGACATGTGGCGCAAGGCCGCGCTGCTGCACAGCAGGAACGGGAGGGAGAAGTGAACGACGACATCAAGGCCATCGGCATGTCGGCGGCTGAGCGCCATGTGCGCAATGCTCTTGCTCGCCTCCCTACTCAACCAGATGACCAGTCATTTCACACAACGACCGGCGTGATGCGCACCCTGATGCACGACCTCGACATGTGGCGCGAGATCACCAGCAACGAGATCGACAAGTGGTCGTTCAACGCGCTGCTCGCGATGGCGAAGCGCATCCTCGACAAGACGTATCCAGAGGCAATCTTCCCGCGTCTGGCGATGCCGCGAGAGTTTGATCCGACCGACACCGGGCCATACTTCGTGCAGATGCTGCGCGAGGTGATCCGCGAGATTGAGAAGGACGACGCAATCCGCCGCTCGGCTGGCGGAAGACGGTGAGGAAGCAATGAGCAGCCTGCGCGTTCACGGTAGTGTGACGCTCGACGGCAGGGGCGGGCACATGATCACGTTCGAAATTGCCGGCTTCGGAGACAGGCAGGCTGCGCAGATCGTGAACAGGGAGATCGCCAAGCTGCTCGAATTTTATCTCAAACAGCGCCTCGCGGGTGTCGTGAAGGAGCACGGGGACGGCATCCCGCCATGGAAGCAGCAATGATCGACATCAACAAGCGTTCCCACCTGATTGCGCTGATCGTGTTCCTCGTGGGCTGCGGTCTGATCGGCTGGGGCATCGCGGAGAGGATGCAGTGACCGCCGGACCCGGCCGATACGATCACGTCGCAACACGCGCGCGCGAGATGACAGATGCAAAAGCCGTCGTGGTCATCGTCATCGGGGGCAACCTTGGTGAAGGCTTCAGCGTGCAGACCGACAATCCCACGATCCTGCTCAGCCTGTCCGATCTACTGGAGGACGTCGCCGCGCAGCTGCGCAGGGATTTCAGGGACAGCGAGCTATGACCAAGCATCCTGCGTGGGTTTTGCTCCATCGTCGCATGACGGCTCACCATCTCGGCTTCCTGCCGGGGTTCCTCGATGAGGACGACAAGCGCAGCGCGCGAGAGCAATTCAACGAACGCTATGTCAGCGGCTGGATGCCAACGCTCGGCGACAAGTTCAAGGCGCTGTCGAACTACCGGCTCAAATACCCAGGTGATCCCGTGCTGATCCCTCTGGCGATGACGAAGCTGCGCGATGAAGTTATCGTCCTGTATGAGAGCGAGTTCGTCGCGATCTTCCAGCCCGATGGGACGTTCGAAGTTGCGAGGATGGATTGATGACCAGCCGCATCACCTGCCCGCAGTGCGCGGCCGATCTGCGCGATCCGCCAGCCGGCACACGGCTGATCCATATTGTCGACCGCGAAAAGGATTGCGTCGTCGCGTACCGCTGTCCCGACTGCGGCATCAAATGGGACCGCAGCATCGGTGAGATCATCACCGTGATGGAGGAGCCGCTCAAATGAGAACGGTCGACCGCGATGGGCCAATGAGCCGCCGCCGGTCACCGTGGCCGACCCCGTCGTCACCGTACCAACGCAGGACAAGCCATGACGCCAGAAGAAGTCCGGGACATCTCCGAAAAGGTCTACCGCGTGCGTCTGGGCGATGACGACGTGCGCCGGATGCTTGAAAAAGACGACGACGGCGGCAAGAAACTCCGCTCGCGAGCGGGCTCCTATGATCCACTGACCCGCGCCTACCTCGCCGTACTATCGCAGGATAAGTGAGAATGACTGACAGGTGCGAATATTGCGGCCAAGAGGAACGCTACGGCCACAACGCCGTCTGCGTCATGAATGAGGTCGAGCGGCTGCGCGCCGTCCTTATCGGTATTGCCGGTATGTGTATCAATACCCACCCCGGCGAAGAACCGGCGGCCAAGGTCATGCGACAGGCGGCTATCGACGCGGTAACCGCAGGACAGACGCAGGATAAACGCGGATGACTGACACTGAACTCGCCGAATATCTGAACCTGACACCGGCAGAGGCCGCGATCGTCATCCCGAAGCTGACAACAAAACGTCGCGCGCTCTACGACCGCATGAAGCAAGTCGAGATCGAGGCCGCGCTGTGGATGGAAGGTCTCGGCCCGAAGCCGCAGGGCGTGCTGCTCGATACCGAACGCGACATGCGGCGGCGCAAAATCGCCCGCGCCGCAATTTCCGCAGGTAAGTGCGATGAGTGACAGGGCGCAGGCGGCTTACAATACATTCCGAAGCGGATGCAGCAAGAACCCTCCGCCGCGCTGGGAAGACTTGGAGCCGTGGATACGCGACGCAATGCTTGTCGCATACCTACAGGGCAAGCTGGACGGGGGAAGGCCATGATGTGGGGCAAGCGCAGCGAAAATGGCCTTTGGCTGGCGTCTACCTCGGACTGGCGCTTCAAATGGAGCGGACATGACGCGCTCTACATAGCGCTTGGTCGATTTCGGGTGAGAATTA